ATACTAGATCAGTTCAATCTGTACGCTATACAAAAAGTTACAGGTAAAGGTAACGCTGCAGCTACACGTCAAGGCACTACAGATATATTAAAGTATCTAACTAAAGATCAATATGTAGCTGACGCACTTGTGTACTCTCTAAAAGAAGATGCACCAGAGCTTATGAAGAGAGCATTCTATGAAGCTGCTCAAGCAGAAGCTGGTACTATTAGAGATACTAAACTAGCCAAGCTAGGCACAGCAGTAAACACACTTAACACAATGTCGGATCACGTATTTAAGAAAGCTGTGGTTGCAGGTACTGTTGATCGTGAGTTAAAACAACGTGCTATAGCTCAACTAAAAGCAGGGATGCCAGAGGGTTTAGCTAAAAAAGATTTAGATAGAAGTATTGAATCACAGTTTAATAAATATCTTAAAGATTTAGATCAGTTGGGTTATGATAAGTTTATTCAAAAACTAAGGGTTGATGATACTCCAGAAAGCTTTAATAAATACTTGTTGGATATGATAGACAATAACGATGACTTTTTAGGCTTTAATCTTTATCAAGTAATGGCAGAGGGGCGCATCAGTGAAATACCTGATGACATAATAAACAAAGCCCTTGATGATAGTTTAGCCTTTACATTCCAACGTAGGTTTGGTGGTAAGGATGCAAGCGATACAAACAAAGCTGTTAAGAAAGTCATTGATTTAGTTCACAACACAGGCATGACCACCGTCATTCCTTTCCCAAGATATATGGCATCTCAAGCAAAGTTTATTAATGATTACTTTTTATTAAACACTTTACGTAGAGGTACAGGGCAAACACAGGAAGCCGTAGCAAGACAGATGTCAGGCGCTATGATGTTTGCTGGTGCTTACATGATACAGAAAGATAACATAACTAATGGACTACAGTGGTTTGAAGAGCAGTTGACAAACAAAGATGTAACAAACGCTCAAGCTGCTATGGGTCCAGCAGCACCTATTCACTATGTAGCTAATCAATTAGCAAGGGTGGAAATGGGTATGCCTAATAAACTACAGGATGACACTGGTTTGTTTATGAAAGACATAACTAAACTTATGGTAGGCTCAGAGTTTAGACCAGGTGGTACAATAGTGGATGAGACTGTACGTGTAGCTCAATCTATTATGGATGGAAAGCCAAACTATCAACCTTTTTTAAAAGTTGCTGGAGATTACCTTAGTTCTTTTACATATCCTGCTGCTGTAGTAAAAGATTTCTATGGTCAGTTTGATCCTCGTTCAGCATACATACCTCAAACATTAGATGCTACAGTATCTCTGGTAGATATGGGTGGTCCTAACAGCCCTCTTTTATATTTATATGGTAGGGCTGCTAAAAGTTTTCCTGACTTTAACCTGAATGAAATGTCAAAGAATCTTAAAAATGTTACAGGTATTGACTTAGGTGAAACTGAAATGCAAGGATTGCTAAAGTTTATGGGGTCTTCTACTCGTACACATTTTCAAATGATGGACCCCGATAATAGAGACACAGGATATGATGCAGTAAGGCATGACATATATGGTGACGGTCCTTTGAGACAGCTAAATCCTTTTCTAAAACAGATAACTGGGTTTACTAGAGAGCCACCAAAGAATGCCTTGAAGTTAGAAATGGCTAGACTAGAGATAGACCCATTTAAAATATACAATCCTTACGCTGAAAAGAATAGTGCGTTGGAGTTATTTACTCAACAGATGCTTCAAGGTAAGTTGGCTGAGGATATAGAGAACTACATAACCACAGACAGTATATATTTAAACTCTGACTTTGATGTGCGTAGGGGCTTACTAGAAGAAAGAATAAAATCTAAGATAAAAGACACAAGAGCAGACGCTAAATTTATATTGTCAGATTTTGCAGCTAAAAAAGAAAAGTACAGGTCAGACTTCAATGCATATGTAAGAGGTGAGTATTTTGCTCTTGGACCTAAGCAAAAGGAAGAAGCGGAGCGAGGATGGTCTATACAAAATAAGAGATATGGATTTCCTGGTCTAACTGTACAAGAATCAGCAGAAAGAATTGATACAGATCCTGAGCTAGACGATGATGAAAAAGAAACACGTAAGTCTATACTTATGCTGTGGTATATACAGGCAGGTAAGACTTACGCAAAAGCAGAGAGAGAAGCTGCTACTAGATAAGAAGAGGGGCGCATTTAGCGCCCTTACTTTTTTATACCATACATTTTTGAGGCACGTTCTGACCACATCTGTACTTCAATTAAACTTTTTAATGCTTCGTGCGTTTCCGTACTGTGATACAAGTTATCTGAAATAAACTTTTCCAGTGCTTCACCGCGTTTCTGCATACCCTCTTTGAAATGATCTTGTCTCCTAGATACAAAGTCTTTCGCTTCTTTTTCTAGGCTCATATATTATTATACTTCCGTTGGTATCTCTGTACAGTAAGCTGATACTGTAGATTTAGGTGTTGGTTTAGTACTCATAAGCTCACTACGCATGTACCTTGCTCCTTGTTTACATGCTTCCATTGTGGGGTAGATGTAATCCACAGCTTTAACTTGTACATAACCTGGTGCAATGGACATTATGAGTACTAAAACATACATTACTCTGTGCTTTCTACAACTTCAGGAGTCTCAGAATCGACTGAGTCATTATCATATTTCTCAAACAATTCTAGCCCTACAATTAACGCTACTAATACTCCAAATGCTTGCATATTATTTCCTTTCTAATACAAGTTTATAATATCATAGTAATTATACTATGTCTACTATTTCGCACACGTCACCACTGCAAGCCATTGTTTGCATAGCAACTGTGTTATCTTCTTGTTCATACTCACTAAGCTTAGACCAATCAATACTCTTTGGCATTATCTTATTAAGTTTATTGTAATCATCCTTAGTACAATCCTGATACGGTGCTTGTTGATAAGTATGATCAGAGTGTGGCAGAAAAGATACACCACTCATCTCATCAAAGTGTTTATAAACAAATGCACCTACTTCCATCCATTCACCAGAACGAACTGTCACTGTTACAGAGGGTTTATGCTCACACCAGTGTCTTTGATAAGTTAGCCATGTCTCCAACTGTTCAATGGCTGACATGTCGTTACGAGTTACAGCTTTACTGGGTGACTTCTGTGGGAAGCTAAACACTGTAGTAGTATCAGGCTTCATAACACAAGGTGAGTTAGGTATACCTTGGTCTTTCATCATTTGTGTAAGTGGGTCTTTATTGTCACCACGAACAGTCCTGATGTAATGCAGTGCATGTCTAGCGTGTATACCTGAAGCTGAGTCAACTAGTTGTGATACTGTTCCGCTTGGTTTGACGCAGGTAATTGCTGCACTTGGTGCAATGCCAAGGCGGTTAGCACAATCACTATTAGTACGAACAGCAGTTTGTCGTAAATGTTCAAGAGTCTTCTCCAATCCTTTGTTTGCTGATGTCATAAGAGGGTTGTCCATTATCCCTGTAAGGCTTACTCCTAAGAGTCTCTCTTCTTCTGTGTTTGTTGTCCAGACTTTTCTGAGGTAGGGGAATTTTGTGTACGTGCTTTGGATTGTCCCAAGTATTGTGGCGAGTCTGACTTTTCTATCCAAGTCTTCCACCGTGTCCGTGGCTCGTACCACAACTTCTGTAAGATTGCAGAACTGGTAAGGGCGTAAGATAATTTCACTACAAGGATTAGTTCCAAACTCGTGGTTAGAATCACGTCTGCCAAACTTCTCAGCTTGTTTCTTAGATGCTTCACGGTTGAATACTCCTCTTTCACCTGATTTACTTTCTACTAAGGCTAACCACTCACGCATGAATGTTTCTGAATCTGGCTTCTCTGTATATGAAACACTGTTATTAGCTAACGCTCTGTGTGCGGCTTCATTCCACCACTGTCCTGACTTAGCGTGACGCATACGATCATCACTGAGGTTAGACAAACTAATCATAGCACTACGTCTAACGCCACCAACAACAACTATTTGACCAATGAAACACATTAGGTCATGGCACTCTAAGCTAGAAAGCTTACGCCCTTGAGCATCCTTGAATGTCTTTACTGCAAAGTTGAATAGCTCTACAA